GTCCGCGTCCTTTCTCTCCATGCCGTTATGATGCTGTTCCGAATTACCGGGGCGGCAAAAGTGGCGAACTTCAGGTCGCGTGAATCGTCAAATGAAAGGGACGCTTTCCAGAGTCCGATGTAACCATCCTGAATCGTGTCTTCCGTCACCTTAATGGCCATGTTGTTGGCGATATACGGGACAAGTTTCATGTTCTCAAGGAACAGACTCTCCGCTTCTTCTGGGCTACGCCGACATCCGCTTTGCTTTTTCGGAGGCTCGCTTTGCCCGGTCATACTCCCTTTGCCTTTCGTTGATAGATTCCCGGTGCTTGGCGCGGTAGGCGGCGTCCGCGATACGCTTCTGTTCTCGGTGGGTCTCGCGATACTGCCTACGGTAATCGCTATCCCGGCGCTTTCTCTCTTCTTCTTTTTTGAGATCATCCTCGCTTTTCGGGAGTCCTGTTTCCTTTGCCCGGTGCTTTCTCTTCCCAAGTTCAGGAATGGAGTCTCGCCCATTTATCTCCCGGCGTTCCTCCGCCGTAAGCGGAAGTGCTTCGCAAATGGAGTCCCAAAGGAAGATGCTCTCCAATTCCTCCGGGGAATAGTGGTTGTTGACGCAGGACATGTAACCAACTCCTAGAATTTCCGCTTGGCGTAGGTCGCCATAAGAAGCGCTTCCGCCATCCCGTCGTCATCTTTCTTGCTACGTTCCGTCCGCTTGAGGTTCACGTCCGGGTAAAGGCGTTTGCAGACCTCCACGCTCTGCGCCTTATCAGAAGTAAGGCTGAACTCTTTCTTCCATTTCTGGGGAGTGATGGGCTGGTAGGGGATTCCGATGGCGTCCAGCACCCCCAGCAGCCAACCATAGGTCTGACCAAACTTGAACGAACTTGCGATGCCTTGACCCGTGATGCTGTGAACTGCTTCGATACAGCAAATGCAGTCATCGTCCTCTTGCTTGAGGGTTTTGAGCGTCAGGATATAGACCTCCGGGCTATACGCGAAAAGCATGGGCGGGTGTTTGTCGGTCAGGACTGCCATCGCGCCTTTCGCTCCGGGGTCAATGCCTATCCAAATCATTTCTTCTTTTCCTCCCGGAATACCTTGCCACCGAGATACAGCTTGTATCCCGCTTTCCGCAGTTCGTCCCGCCGCTCCCTGTCGGGGTAGCAGGCGGGGTAATCGGTCTGCGCCATTACCGCCCCCTGTGCGTTCCGAACCTCGAACCGCGCTCCCTTCTCAGGCAGGGGGATATCTTTCTTCCTCGCCGCCATCGTTTCAGCCCTCGATCTTCTCGAACCAGATGCCGATGCGGTCAAACGCCGCCCTAAGTTCCATGAGCTGACTGCGGGTGGCATGGACGCGGAACGACAACGTGTAGACGTTCTCCTTCGGCACTTCGCCGTGCTGGTAGACCGTCTGCTCCTGCGCCGGTGCGGGTTCATCGTCCAGCTTGAACTTTTCGGCCTGCTCCGCCATTTTGCGGCGGGCCTCTTCGTTGACGCGCCGGACTTCTTCCTCCGTAGCCAGCCTTGCGGCTTCCGCCTCCCGTCTGCGGGCTTCCTCGGCTTCCCTTCTGGCGTCTTCCCTGCGCTTCGTTTCCGCCAGTTCGCCGTTCATCTTCATCACGGCGGCGAGGTCGTGGTTCTTGGAGAATGCCGTCAGCAAGGTAGCTTCAAACTCGCTTTTCAGGCTTCTGATGGCAGATACGCCATCAGCGCACTCGGCTATTGCGTGGCGAATGTCGAATTCTGCCTGCTCCTGCGCGTAGGTTACATTCCCCCACTTGGGGTTCTCGACCTGCTCAAAGGTGAGGAAGTTCTCCATGTCGCCGACGTTGACGTCAAAGTACACTCTCAGGGCGGACAGCTTTTCCTGACGCTTCTGCTCGGCGTATCTGTTTATCTGCTCGGAGAGGTTGGTCTCGCTCTCGTAGCAGACAGCGGTGAGCGCCTTGCACTTTTCTTCAAACGCCGTAAGCGGTGCGGTAAAGTCGCGCTTGATGCTCTTGCGGTAGTCGTCGATAGTCTTCTCCACCTTGCGGATGCGGGCCAGCACGTTCTTACCTTCGGCTACGTCTTCCTCGCGGAGAACCATCTTTTCATAGGGGGTCATCAACTCCCGGAGCTGGGCTTCCACTTCCGCAAAATTTGCGGTGAGAACCGTCTGCTTGATAGGCGTGATGTCAGTCGTCAGCTTGAATTCCAAATCAGGCATTTGCTTCCTCCTCCGGCATGACTTCCACGATTTCTTTGCACTTGAAGCCGGGCTCCGGGCAGTTCACAGAAACCACGACGGCCTCGCTCCGGTCGCTCTTGTAGGTGGGGGCGTAGACTTTCTGGCCCAGTCGCAGGTTCAGCTTCGTCTTGTAGGTATAGGTCTTTCCGGTGTTCACTCCGTCGGAGGCGACATACGTCACCTCGACAAACTCAAACTCGTTGGGATTCCTCATGGTTTCTCCTTTCAAAAAACGATTGTCGCTCCGGGTCTTTTGTTTGTTTTCACGTCACGCCAAAACTCTTCAGCCTGACGGAGCAGCCATTCCATGTCTTCCTTACGGTCTCCGCGCTCAAAGGCGAATGATCTGAGCGTAATGTCTCCGTCCCTCGACCACAGCGCCGCCTGTAAGATTGCGAAATCGTATCCCGTCGCTAAGAACTGCCACAGTATCTGGATGTAATAGTGCTGGGGAACTTTGTCGCGCCACTCGTCCCATCCGTTCTTCCCGTTTGGTGACGCGGTTTTGATCTCCAGAATCCCGTGTCTTCCCTGCTCGTCTTCCAGTTCTCCGTCCAAGGTGGCGAACATCCACGGGCGCTCTTCCTGAAACAGGACGTCGTAGGGGTGATGGGTCACTTGGAATTCGGGGTGGAGGGAGGAGAAGAAGTCCCTTATCGCTCCCTCCATGTTCACGCCGCGCTGAACCTCTGCGTTTCCGCTGATATCCCGGCTCGTCCTTTTGCCGACCTTGAGTTCCCATAGTTCGTTCTTGGTCGTCCAAGGACTCATCCCGCAAATCGCGGCGGCGTCGCTTGCTCCGATTCCCTGCGCCGAGCGCCCCTCCAGCCAGGACGCTCGATCAGGGAAGCTGATTCGTTTCAGACTCACAGCTTTCCCTCATCAAGCCGGTGGGTAGTCCTTCCAGCGTTGTAGACGCGGAGGATTGCCTTGGCATACATCACAGGTGCGGACGCACTACCGAATCCTTTCCCCTCGCGTACGATTTGAGCCGGGGCCACCTTTGCCAGCCTCTTTGATAGTTCCTTGGTTTTGAACTCGCCGAAGTAGGTGGCGAACACTCTGGACATCCCGGTCAGTATTTCCCGTGCGAAGCTGTCAGGAGAACCATCCCATGCGTCTCGGATTGCAATGAGCATTTCGACGTACGATTCGCGCGGCAGCTTTTTGTAGATCCCGAACGCGCAGGATACGGCGATGATTTTGTTCCTGCTCTGCCCCTTGGTGAAGTCCACCCTGACACCGGCCAGCTCCGTAGCTTTCACGAAATCAAGAACTTCCCGGTCTCCCTGAAGGTAGAGGACTCGGAGCTTTTCGTTGGCACCGACCGGAGCGCTGTGCCCGTTCTGCTGGAGGAAGAGTTCCGCCTCGTCCAGTTCGGTAAGCCCGTAGAAGACCTTGCACCGAACCGTGCAGTCCCCCTTATTCACGACACGGAGCGCCGTCAAGGTGTGCTGACCGTCTATGACGTAATATCTGCCGTTGCGGAAACTGACCTTGATGGGGTTCACGAGCAACGGGTTGAAATCCTTGACGATTTCCCTGACCCTCTTCATCTTCAGTTCACGCTGGGCGCGGGGATTGATGGTCAAATCTCTGGTGTTCAGGTTCTTCTCTTCAAAAGAAACCCCGTTCGGAAGTTTCATATCAGATTCCTCACTTTCGTAATGTCGTCGATGATTTTCTGTATACTGTTCCGAACGCGGGGTCTGTCCGCGTCAAGAACCGTGCTTCGGATAGTAAGTGTGTTCCTGAGCATGGAAACATAAGTTTCCGCGTTCACCTTGATTTCCTCGCACAAGTCATCGACTGTGTATTTCGGTAGGCTGTCCTCATCTCTGGCCGCAGCGTCGGATTGAATGATTGCCTTGTTGATTTCCCGAATGCTTGCGGGGCGACCAACGCTCCTCTTGGTAGGAGTTCTGCCGTCAACGATGGCCTTGGCGGTCTCTTTTCTCAGCGCCTTATCCATGTTCCTGATATCCGACACCTGTGATTTGGACATGCCGCTCTTCCCTCTGAGAACGATATCCGCAGCCTCCGGTGATTCTCCTCGGAGTGTGTCCACTCCCTTGGCGAATCGTTCTGATCGCTCGACCGTTGACCGCCCAACGCCAAGCTCTTTCGCTATGGTTCTTGCGGTTTTTGCCGAGCCGTTTGGAATGTCATCATTTTGAAGACTTTCCATTTTGGTGTATTGGTTGCCGACGTGTTCTCCAACCGACTTTTTTCTCGCCTCGTACATCTTCCCTATCATGTAGGTGCGCTGTTCATCCGTGAGATTCCGTCTTCCAAGCTGTTTGCGATACATCCACTCGAAAGCTGCCCACTTGTCATCGAACTCCATTTCCTTGAATCGGTGCGGAATCTCTGGGTTCTCCTGAATGATTCTCCAGCGGTTATGGCCGTCGATGATAGTTCCGTGCCATACGCAAATCGGCTCGTAGACTTCCCCGTCTTTCAGGATGTTCTCTCGGAGCTGCTCAAACTCGGCGTCCGTCAGAGGCGGAATCTTGTCTCGGAACTCCGGGTCAATCTTGAGTTCCCGCAACTTATCGTTGCTTATCGTTGAGTTTCGTGCTAAAATGCTCACGAGTAAGGGATTTCACCGTCCTTTCTTCCAGCCGCTTCGGATGCTCCACCATCCGGGCGGCATTTATTTTGCCATCGTGTACCTCGCGTATCTCATCGGTTCGCCGTTACGGTCAACGCCATCCACAAGGGTCGTGTTGATGTTGTAGCCGTCGTGCCGGAGGTCCCATATTCGTGCGCCCAGCCGATAGCATCCGTACTGTTCCAGCGCCTCCAGAGGGGTGATGCTCCCGTTCTCCTGAAGATGCTGGAGGATTCTCGCTTTGTCGCTCATGCCGTCACCTCCAATCCGCCAGTGGCTTTCTTCGCCGCCGCTCTTTCCCGGTCACGCGCCCGGATTTCCTCCCGGTGCTTCTCACGGTAGCGTCGGTTGTATTCCCTCATCTGCTCCTTGTGAGTGAGGCGATACATTGCCCGGTATGCGGCAATCTCGTCCTTGTGCTCCTCGGCGTAACGGCGGAACCGTTCGGCGTACTGCTCCTTGTTTGCCTCGTAGTGCGCCTTGTGGTACTCCGCCAGTTCTTCCCGGTGGGCTTCGCGGTAAGCGCGACCTCGCTCTTTCTCTTTCTCCGGCTCGGCTTCGCGTACTGCCTTTGTCCGCTCAAGTACGGCCTCACGATTGGCGGCGTACCATTCACGATGCTTGGCATTGATTTCCTCGCGGTGGGCTGCACGGTAGGCTTTCTTCTTGGCAAGGATTTCTTCCCGGTGCTCTTGGTGGTATTTCTTGGCACGGAGCGCCGCTTTCGCCGCCTTGGGTTCTCTCCGCTCCTGGCGGATCTCCCAGTCCATTTGCCTCGCGGCTTCGTACTCTTCCCGGTCAAAGGCGAACTGCCCTTCTATCTCCGCGTCGAACTCCGCCAGTTCACGAAGCTCCTCCGGGGTGAATGGAATTAAGGCACTCAACCAAGCACCACCACCCCGCGAATTATCATCGCCGCCGCAAACAGGAGAAGACCCCAAACTCCGCCGCAGATGATGGCATCAATGATGCGCTCTTCCCTGTCGTTCATTGCGCCACCGCCCTTGCGACCAGCGTCTTTGTGACGCGCCCTGCCGGGAAATCGTACCGGCGCTTCACGGTCCGGGGGTTCACGCCGAGGAACGTCGCGACTTCTTCCCTCGTCAGCAGTTCCCGTCCGGGGAACGCTTCGTCCAGCCTCATCAGCAAATCTCTGTAATCAGCTTTCTCACGAGGCATGGCTTGCTTCCTCCGTTCCGGAAACGTCGCTGTCGAAGTCATCATCGTCGGTGTCCGTCATCAACGCCTCCATCGTGCAGCCATAGAAGTTCGCCAACATCAGAAGTTTGTCAGCCGACGGTTTGTAAACACTTGTCTCCCATTGATAAACCGCCGCGTCGGAAACACCGAGGTGCTGCATGACCTCTTTGATCGTCTTGCGAGCTTTCAGCCGCTCGCGCCTGAATCCAGTCAAATTCTCCCCTCCATTCTACTAAGTTTAGCTTGACACTTTGCGTCGAATCATGTAAGATAAGCGTCGCCGAACAACTTAACTTTTGAAGCCCGCAAAGGTGGGGGCTGGCGTTAGCTTTACCCTCTCGCTAAGTCTGTACTAAGAATACACCAGCTGAACTTAGTTGTCAAGGCGTTTCAGTAAGATTTTTTAAGAAATTTCTGTAAGGAGTTGGGAGGAATCAAAAAGGAAGGGCTTGGTTATTACCAGGCCCTTCCTTTTTTTATCTTTTCTTCTTCCCTACCCGAAGACCGTAGACTTCATAGAACGGATTGACGCCCCATTCTATCCTCATATTATCGCGCCGCTTCTCGGTGATTGGCTTTAATCCGACGTCCCGTATGAGGTTCAGTCGCCGTGCGTGTTCTTCCATATCGAAGCCGCAACCCCGGCATCCACCTCGCCTTGAGCACTCACGCTCATTTCGGCTTCTTCCGTCGTCACCGCACATGCAGTTGGGCATTGCGTCAAGGATTTGCTCTTTGTATTGGGGATAATAGATGCTCATTCGGCATCACCGTCCTTTGTTGGATACTCGAAAGGGGTAAACTCACGCCAGCAGTAGCCATTCAGGAAGTCTATAATCTCGTCGCGTTCCTGCTCGATACGCATGACTTCTTGCCTCAACGCCTCAGCTCTGAGCACTAGGGCCGTGACGACAGTATCAGGAAGGGACTCGCAAAACTGCTTGCGGTGTATTTCCTCGTCGGTCAGTTCGCTTTCATCAGCGAGTATCAGTTCACTATATGGTTTGAGCGGCCTCATGGTGTTCCCCCCTCTGGCGTTCCAGTCGCGGACCGCCTGCATCTTTCCTCCGTTGACCCACGGATGATAGGTCTTGCAGTTCTTGCAGCCGACCCACCCGTGCGGGAACGGTTTATATACGTTTTTCTCCTGACCCTTGGCCCCACAGGAGGGGCAGTCAATCAGGTCGTAGCTTCGCCTCGGCATCAGTCCAACCCCTCCGGCTTCTCTATACCTATCTTCGCCAACAAATCCCATCTGGCAGGTACATACTCCGTACACCACTTCTGCACCGTAGACGGGTTGACTCCGATGCGCTCTGCAATGTCCTTGCAGGAAGCGTTGTTCTTGATTTTGTACTCGGTGATTGCATCTCTTTGCCTGCCTTTGGCTATTGCCCTGTACGCCTCCGCCGCATTTCTCCTGCGCTCAAGCCGCTTTGCGTGGGTCTCTTCCAGTTCTTCCGGCGGTTTACGGGGACGGCCAATCTTCTTCGATTCAATCGTAGCTTTCTTGGCGTTGTCCGCGTGTTTCGGAGAGATTACGCCAAAGACGAACTTGCGTCTCGTACCGAGTTCGCGCCTGACGCACCCATCTCCGGCAGGGCAACCGCGCACCTTTCCTGTGATGTAGTTGAAGTCGCAAGCCTTTCCCATTGAGTTTGTCCCAAGATAAATACAGCCCTTGCAGTATGCGTCAACCGGCATCGTTCTCCCACCATCCTATGCTCAGTTCTCCGGTCAGCACGTTTCGTAGTATCTGCACCGTGCAGTTGGTATGCAACTCTACTTCTTCGTAGAGGTTCACTTCGACGGATTCCTCGCCGTCTTGGAGCACGGCTTCGTCATCCATCGTTCTGTTCCTTTGCCCTGCGCTCCCGCAGCTTTTCCGCGTACTCTTCGATATTCGATACGGGTTCCTGCTCGAACCGGGCCTTGGCATATTCGGAGAAGTCCTCGTTCCATCCGCCGTTCTTCTCCTGCTCCTCTCTTTCCGGGATGCAGAGCGATTGCAGAAGTTTCCGCAGTTCATTCGGTTCTTCCCGGTTCTTATAGAACCAGCACAGGAAAGCCGCGTTCGTCGCCAGGTGCCACAGATGCGGCAGTCCGCTCTCCGGGTCTTTCGCCGTCCAGTCCGTCCATAGGGCTACGCAATGCCGCAAGAGGGCTTCGTGGAGCATCGACGGGTCTAGCCGCTGCCAGTTCGCAGGTTCAGCGTACTTGGTAAGCCCGTACCGTCTCACTTCCGCAATGGCGGTGATGATCTCCGGCGGAACGATGCTCATTTGGAGCTTGCCTTTGTCCTCTTTTGCTCCCGGTATTTTCTCAGGCATTGTTTTTATCTCTCCTTCGTTTATTGGCAGGGATGGCAGGATTCGGACCTGCGAGTAACTGGTTCAAAGCCAGATGCCTTTCCGCTTGGCGACATCCCCGTGTTTCACAATATCGGCGGAGGATCGGTCGCCGTAACCATACACCACGCCAGGGCGCTCCTGAGTTGGCCCGCGTCGCCACGCCACTTCCTCACCTTCGGTTGAAGCTCACGCTTCCTCCGCCTCTACCACGGAACTTTTCAGCCCTGCGCCCGCACAGGTCGCATCCGTTTTTTTCACAGGGCCGGAGCCAGCCACTATTATTTATCATCCGCCGAGATTGTGCGCTCCCGAACGGTGAAGCCCGTCTTCACCCCGTCCCTTGTTATGGACGCTTTGTATAGGTGAAGCTAACCGGGCGTGGAGCGAGTGACCGGATTTGAACCGGCGCTCCCAGCTTGGAGGGCTGGTGTTCTACCTCTGAACTACACCCGCGTAAAAAAGGGGAGGAGGTGCTTGCACCATGCGCTCTCGGAGTCGAACCTTCGTAGCTCGCGGACTCGAACCACTCTGCGCACCTTCGACTACTACCGTTCGTCGTGGTTCCCCTATTTTGCCGCCTCACGGGAATAGGAATGACGGTTGTACCCATGCCAGCGGACTTTCAAAAGCCGTCTTTATCGCTCTCCTCGCGCCTGACTCGCACAGGCGGCACGTCTGCCGGTGCTATGCGGGGAATAGGTTGCTCACCCCGCGATGCGGTCATTCGCCCCGATAATCCGCTTTGTACGGTCTTTCCTCTGTACGCAGCCCGACCGTCAGTTTCCGCGTACCGCTATTCGCGGGTTGCGACCCCGCCCCGTGTGTCGGAATCGAACCGACCAGCCCGACTGCGTGATATCAATTGGCAAGTCATAACAGGCACCCTACTCCACCGGGCCGACACAGGGTATAAGCTCCAAGGAGGAATCGAACCCCCGCCCTCTGAGTACAAATCAGCAGCTCTACCGACTAAGCTATTGGAGCGTGTGCGTTTCCAAATGCGTTTTGACTTGTCGGCTTTGGTTCAATGCTACTCACCGTAAGGCGACGATTGCGCACTCGCCGCGCCATTCCCACTACATTTGGCATTGTCGTTCTCTGTCAGGAATCCGCCACTCTGACATCATCCGGGCGCTACCCGGCGTCTGGAGCTTCCGGGAGGAATCGAACCACCATCTGCTGAGTACGAATCAGCCGTTCTACCGTTTAACTACGGAAGCATGTGCCGGACTTTCCCGGCTGTCAGCCATTGATGAAATCCCCGCTTTTGGGACGCTGGCTCGTTCCGCATTCACAATCATCGGGGCTTGGGGGCGTTCGTTCAGGACTTCCTACGCCATCCGGCTTCGCCACTACTACGGTTTTTGCCGTAACGCTCTCGCTCGCGGTGTCCACGGAGGAATGGTGTACCCGGAGGGATTTGAACCCCCGACCCGCTGATTATGAGTCAGCCGCTCTAACCAGGCTGAGCTACGGGTACACGTCAACAACACACTTAGTCTAGCACACGCACTCACACTCCGTAAGATTATGGGGCGGGGTGGAGTCGAACCACCGGGGGATCACTGTCCCCAGCGACGAATCGCTGCGCCTCCCTGCGCCTCCGCCCCATATCTACTCAAGGGGAAATTTAATCTCCGTCGTTCCCGGAGTCACGGGGCATCACCCCCTTCTCCACCTTGATTTTCGGCTCCGGCCCCCAAATGTAAACGGGGTCTGCGTCAACCGTCCAGTCCTCACGCTTGTCCTCCGGGAGCTGATGCCAGAAGAAGTTGCGGATGACCGAGTACATATCCAGTGCCACCTGAACATCCTCGGTCTTACGGAAGTGCTCAAGGTTTCCACCGGATGCAGCTCGCATCGCCAGTTCCAACATCTCTTTGCAGGCATCGCGGCGGAGGATACGTTTGTCAAACTCCGGGTCATCAGGCTTGTAATCATAGTGCAGCCATGCCAGGTCTACGGCCATGTCCCAGGTCTGTCCCATACACATCCTCGCCCAGCTTTCGCAAACCTTCAGCAAGAGGCGAAGCTGCCGTTCATTCAGGGTGATGGTGTACTTCTGCTCCGCAGGCTTCTCCGTTTTCTTTCTCGCCATTATCCGCTTCCCCCCTCGTTATTCGGTGCCATCTTTATCTTCCGAGTGAATACCGTCTTTCTTCGATACGTAAATGCCCCACTTCTGGATGTCCGTCTCGTGCGTTTCTTCGCTGACCGGGATGCCAAGGAAACGCAGGCGGTTCTTCGCTATGATGGCGTCGTTCTCCGTCTCCATGTGTACCATCATCACCGGCCCCGCCGGAGTGACGCCAACCAGCCCCTCCAAGTCTCGGATGGCCAGTACCACTTCTCGCCACCGCCTGCGACGCCGCACCATGAAGAACGGCGGGATACGCCCCGTCAGCGCCGCAAATGTCCACCGCTTCGGTTGTTCGCTCATGTTGCCTCCTGTCTCAGCCATTCCAGCCACTTATCTTCGCAGTCTTTCCCATGCCTGCACTCGTCGAAGTTCTCCGTCACTGGGCATCCCTCGCAGTCTGCAACGATACGGAACCACGCCGCCAGTTCTTCGTCGCTCTTGCTTCGTAGCATGTCCCTGTGGGTTTTGGGTTTCTTCGGCTCCGGCTTTTCATCGCCGTACCGATTCAGGTACTCCGGCTTGCTGGCCGGACACTCGCCGCATGGGAGCATTTCATAGGGGCCGCAGCCACCCTTCCGATAGCAAATCACTTATTCCTCCTCCGCTCCCTCTCCAGCAGATGCTCAATGGTGTCTGCCGCCGCAAGGTCAAGTCGATCCCGGCAGGCGTCCCTTTCAAACTTGATAACGTGCAACGAACATCCCCGGCAGCTTTCTCTGCCTCCGCATACCCGCAAGTTCCGAATTATGCTCGCCGGTTGCAATCCTCCCCGGTGGTCTTCCCTGCGCGGGTCATAGTCCGGGTTGCCGAGGTATTCTTCCGGCTTCTCTCCGATCAAGCGCGTGTTCCACAACACGACGGCTTCCGCAGCAGACCCGATGTAAGGGTATGTCATAAGGCCACAGGAACTGCACTTGACGTAGTAGTAGATGGACAATCGGTTGGCAATCGGTGGACTCCAGCACCCAACGACCGCCTCCCCGCCGCAGCAAGGGCAACGCTCGATGCTACCGTCGTCAAAGTCGTTGGAATCGTAACCCATTATTCTTCTGCCTCCTGTCTCAGCCATTTGAGCCAGCACTCTCTGCATCGTGGGGGAGTGCATAGTAATTCTTCCCCGTTTTCACCTAAGCACAGTTCATTTAAGTCCGTTCCGGGTGGGCATCCCACGCCGACGTACATCTCTGCCAGTTCCTCGTCCGTAGATGACCGGATTTTATCTCCGTGGGTGCGCTTCGGCTGCGGGCGTGTGAGAGGGCAAGCCTCCGTCCCTTTGAACTTGGAGTAGGTGACGGGGTGCGGCCAATTCTTCAGGTCATCCGTCGGCTTCGCCCGGAAGCACTCCTCCGGGCATACGCCTTTCTCATAGTCCCAGCAATGGGCGTAGTCGTGATTCACGTTGTTCCCGCTCCCCCTTCTTCGTACAGCAGGTCATACGGTTTGCTAGGGACATTTATGTCCTCAGCAGGCGCGTCTGTGCTGGACGGGTCGTAGATCAGTTCAAACCTCGGCTGGCTCTTTCCGTCACGCTCCACGGTCTCCAGCCACATAGACGCCGGACGCGCCCATACCGTACCGCCTCCGTCGTCACTCGTGTAGATGACGTATTCTTCTTTGGTTTCGCTCTGCTTCGCCAGATACAGCACCCGGTAGACGCCGCCCTTGAAGTGCCGCCATATCTGGCCCGGTCGAATTTCAGTTTTCATTCCTCTTCCTCCTTAAAGTCCGGGCACACGCCGCGCATACCCGTTTCATCGTCACCGTCCACGTCGCATATGAACGCGTAAGGCCCCCCGGAGTCGTAGAAGATGTCCGTCAAGTGCTGGCAGAAGAAGCAGCTCTTGGGGTGAGCTTTCACCGTATAACCGGGGCCGCGAAAGATTCTCCTAGGTTCGTGTTCCGGCATCATGTTTTCTCCTTCGGTGCAAAGACTTCGCACATATCCTTCTCCGGCTCCTTCAATTCCATAACTGTGTCATCAAGCATGATACAGCACCATCCATATCGCAGTTCGCCGGTTCCTCGGCAGTCATATTCCAGCTTGCGGCAATAGATACATTTTGTGCAGTTTTCGCTTTCGCTCATTCGTGCTTCCCTCCGTCCTTATCCCACTTCGTCTCTCTCGCCCACCGCCTGCACCATCCGTCAAAGACCATCACATAGCTGATGTAGTGACCGTCTATCTCACAATGGCACGTCACCTCACCCGGCTTCCCCGTGCGGATATTCCTCCGGCAGTTGCAACAGCACCTCTTTCGGTCAGGCATCGTCCTGCCCCCTGTTCATCCTCGCCCCGCAGAACGGGCAGCAAATCGCCTCCCCCGTGTCTGCATCATCGCTGTATCTCCCACATTCAGAGCAGTGCGGGATATGTCCGGGTTCGTGAATCCACCACCCATGCCTCACCGGAACCACATCGGCGGCGGGGGCGCTCGCAAAGACGGCGGCTACCGTCTTCTCCAGATCTCCGTTGATTTCCCGGCTGAAGCCCAGCCCTTCGAGAATCATCCAAGCTGACTTAATGGCTACTTCCTGCGTCATGTGCTTATTCATCGTCTACTCCCTCCACGGCACGACCCGTACACTGACCGTCACGATCCGCAGTTCCGGGTTCACTTCCGAGTCTTCCGTCTCCACTCCGCAGTATCCGTCGTCGATCAGCAGTTCCGCCAACCCAACCGCCAGTTGCCGCTTCGTGATTCTCTCCGCTTCTTCAACGTCGCCTATCGTCTGATACGCGCCTCTTGCGCACAGCGTCACCGGCGTAGCCTGGTACACGTTCACCGGGAACGGAACCGGCTCCGTCTCCGGAAGCCCCAGCCTCCGGCACACCCACCGTCGGATCTTCCGCTTAGTCTCCAGCTTCATTTCTTCGCTGCCTCCATCTCGCAGTAGTTGTCCTTCATGTGGCGGTTGCGGCGGCAGCAGGCGCACTTCTGCTTTCTCCCGTTCCACCGGCAATGCTCGCAGAAAGTGAGCTGGGCTTCCGCTTCCTGCTCCTCATATTCGCACCTGACAAGGTACTCGAAGTCTGAGCACGATTTACCGTCGCCTCGCAGCGGATAATACTTTCCTTCGCTATCCCGGAAGCAGAGGTACAATTGACCTGCAAAATAATCGTCTAGCCCCTTCTGGACGGCATCGTGCATTGCTCTGTCGCGCAATTGTTCTTCGTGATACCACTCGCCACAGCCGTCGTACTGCTTAGCCATGAGCCGTTCACGATGCTCCAGCCGCTTGCGGATTTCCTTCGCAGAGTACCGACACCCTTCCTCCGTAGCCATCTTCCCGTCTTCGGGAACTCCGGCACCGCAGTATTCTTCCGGGTACTCATAGCCCTCGGTAAAAAGGGCGAAACAGTTCCTACACTTCATGCGTTTTCCTCCAGTTTCTGCATTAAAAACATCTCGCCGTTCCCGTTTCCAGAAGGGATGCCATGAAATCCCAGGTTCGTGATGAACCGCTCCGACACCTTTATGCGAGACTGCACCATGTTCCCAAGACCGCCATGAAACTCCGCGTACTCTGTCTCGTCGTTGAACTCTAACGTGTCAGGCACGACGAGCTGCGTTACCAGATAACCGCACGTCCGTATCTTCAAATAGAACGGTTCTCGCCCGTCAAAGTCGATGGTCGTCAAATCGAAGTACGCTGTACCGCAATACGGGCACCGATTCTCTGCCGGGTCGTATGGCGCGGCGCAGTTCGGGCAGTTCTTCATAGTCACCACACGAACTCCGGGTGCTCCGCCATGAATGGCTTCACTACTTCTTCGATGGCCGCTTCCGCCACTTCTTTCTTACGGAAATACACGTCGCCACAGGTCGCATATGTGCAGTGACCCACACGCATATCTTCCATGTTGGAGCGGTAGATAAAATAGCCCCCGCGCTTTTCGCCGCCGCCGCGTCCCTCGCTGTACCGCCACAGCAGCCGGTTCAGTATCTCGTGCAGCGCCCGCTGCTCGATCATTCCTCTGTCGTGGCAGTAGTTGGCGATTGAATAAAGCTCGTCATCCGTGTTTGTCGCGCCTTCACTAAGCGTACACACCTTGCCTACCCCGTTTATGAGGAAGTAGGGCTTGCGCTTCACTCTCGCAAACGGGCCTTGCTCCGCCAATCTGTCCGCTTCTCTTTTCTCCTGCTCCGCCACTTCCGCCTCGATCTTCTCTACCAGCTCCGCACTCAGCTCGTACTCTTTCCCATCCAGGATTATCTTGTTCATTCGCTTGATTCCCGCCTTTCCAACAGTTTCTTTATCAGGTGGTACACGCCGTAGAATGGAAGTATGACGATTCCCATTGACGCCAGAAACGGCCAAAGTGCAAGGAACCGCATCGCCGTCCCCTCATCTTCTCGCCAGCACCACCTCCATTCTTTGCTCCGCCAGTTCCCGTCCAGTCCGTCGCATATCTTTGACGCCGCCACGAAGACCAGGAAGCCCACGAACGCATACACCGGCAGTCCCACTATCACTGCCAAAAGAATCAGGAGTATCTTCATCCCTCTCTCCACGGCTCCATCGTCACATAGGCGTCTTCCGGCTGCTCAGTGTCGTACCGGGCCAGCCACGCCCTCGGCTTCCCACCGTCGTAGTCCGCCGGGATCTCAATGACGTACATGCCCTTGTCAGCATCGTCTCTGTCCGACAGCGTAACCAGCATACCGCCCCAATGGTCTCCCCCGCTGTGAATCTCCAGCCGAGGCCGCGTCATCGCCGGGATCTTATCGTCCCCTCTTCCGAAAAATACGTCGCGCAGGCTCAGTTCGCGCTCCGCCCTCACCGTCAGCACTCCCGCACTGTTCCTGATCTTGAACTCCTTGGCTTCCGCTTTCTCCGCCTTGGTCTCAGGTTCGGGCTGTACCTTGCCTTTCTCTACCAGCTCCAACCCCCGCGTGTCCCAGGTGTAGCCGCCGCCATATTCTAGCTTTACGCCCTTTCCTTTCCAGCCGAGTTCATTCACAGTTCTATTAACTTCGAGAATCCTTCCGACGAACATATCCATCTGTGGCGTCCAGCCACCGCAGTAATCTTTGATACCGCTGCCGTCCAGAACCCGCACCAGGTCCCCAGCTTCAATCTTTTCCCCCGCTTCCATCTTCCGCTTCTCCCCCTTCTTCGGCTCCATCACTCGCTCCCAATCAAAGCAACCGTAGCTCTCCGACCCAAACCGTATGAAAGTATTCCTTAGCGTAGACAGATGCACTTTCCGGCACGACACCAGCACCTGCGCCCAACTCGGCACCTTCTCGCGTTCCTCTCGCGCCAGCGCCATGCTCGGCAGCGGAAGCACCCTTAGACCCGGTATCTTCCGCAGCTCCTTCACCCGGCGTTCGTATTCCTTACCGTAATGGTCGTGCCCTTTTTCAAACCACGCAGTACCGCTTTTATTCAGCCGTACCCAGTAATATGTCCGCTCTCGCCAATCCATCTTTCGCTGACGCCTCCCTGCCCCGTACTCGCCGCCAAGCTCACGCTACCCTGCCGTGCCGCTGCCGATACCTTGCCCAGCCGCTGTACCCATGCTATCACGCACCCTGCCCTCTCCGTAAGATTCCGCCCCAACTGTAAACCACCCCCCCACCCGGAGGGTTCGCGCTGAATTTTTCCGGAGACCCCCCACGCCGAGGCGAACCGTCACGCGGCGGAAAGGGCACATCAATCCGGCTATGAACGGCGCTGTGGCGGTAAGGGCAGCCCAGTCTTCCGCCTGCCCATTCTTTGCCGAACGGTTATGCGGCGGAAAGGGCTTCGGGGTAGGGACCGATCGCCCTGGGGCTTCCGTCTGTAAACCGGGGGCGGGGGCGGCGGGGGTATCCGTTGCCATTATGCCCAAAAGGGCAACGCTCCGGGGGGGCGGCGGCGGCGGGCGGCATCCGCCCCGGCGGGCATCGCGCCCCGGCGACGGCGGGCGACGGCGACGGCGGGCGACGGGAGGAAACGCCCCGCAGGAATTCCCCCGGCGGCGGGGCGATGAACACTCGCCCCCGGCGGACACTTTCCCCCCGGCGGGCATCGTTCCGGGGCGGGGCTTCCGGGGGCGGGGGCATCCGTTCCGGGCATCGTTCCGGGGGCGGCATCCTCCCCGGCGGGGGCTGTTCCGGGGGCGGGGGGTATACGGCAGCGGACGGGTTTATTATGTCAACCTGCGCGGCGGGGCGGGGGCGCGTCGTTCCGGGGGCGGGCGCGGGCATCCTCGCGGGCGCGGGCGCGGGGGCGGGCGGGGGCGCGCGCTGTGGCGCGTCTAGGGGCGCTGTGGCGCGT